GTTCAGCAATCAGAAAAGTGGAGAATCCCAAATGAGAAGACCAAGAAAGGGCAACGCCCGTGAGATATTCGACATCCTGGACGAACATGGCCCGATGGCTTACCACACCATCCGCCGGCACCTGCTCGACAAAGGGTCAGAGATGAAGGCGAAGCAAGCGAGAACGGCCATCAACAACCTGATGGGCAGAAAGTACATCCAGCGCAGTCAGGCTGATTTCCGCAGGTATGAGATCCGCACTAAACAGCCCGATTTTGAGCTTCAGCTTTCAGACCCTATACAAACACCCTCCCCCGTAGATAAAACGCCTGAGAGCGTCGAAATAACGCCCACAGAGGGCTTGTTTGGCATGAACCTGAAAGACTCTGCCATAGTCATTGTCATTGCTGTCATCACGTCAGCGCTAACCACCACTATTTTGGAAAACCTATGAGCTACGATAACGAATTAAAGATAAGCCTGTGGAAGAGTGACGGCACCAACGCCAAAGCTCCGATCCTTAAAGGCAAAGCGACCATCAACGGCACCGAGTACGAAGTGGCCCTATGGAAGAACGAAAGCGACAACCCCAGAGCACCCACGCTCAATGGGAAACTGCAACTGCCACAATCTCGGCCCCAGGCCGGTGGTCAGCCAGCGTTCAAGGCTGCGCTTCCACAAGAAGAGGACTGGAAGGAAGACATCCCCTTTTGATGTAACATTGCCGAGCGGGTGATTCAGGCAGGCTAGCGGCAGAGTCAGCCTCCCCTCGGGGCATGAGAGACAGATCGCTTGCTTGCGGCCCGCAATATTCACCGCCAAAGCGATCAACTGCCGCACTCAAATAGGATATTTCACGGCTTGTAATATCCTTCACAAAATGGGAGATCCAATGTATGGGCCTCCCAATCAGGGGAAAATATGGATAAGCACGACTTTACAGCGCTCTATGAGCAATGGTTCGCCCTCCACCCATTTAAGCGACGGGATTGGGTTGAATTAGGGAAAGTACACTATCAAGCGTTCTCCAGAGAGAGCGTGGCTTTGATGACCGAAGCGTTGGGGCAATTGACTGAGGAGATAGACAACTTCCCCTCACCCAAACAGATAAGGGCAAAGCTAAACCAGCTTTCTAGCAGCAAGACCGAAGGGGGAGAGGTTAAGACCAACGTAACCTCACACAATGAAACCCTAGCCACTCGTTTGTTGGAGCACATCCACGGGATTGAATACCAAGGCAAAGCGGTGAAGCGTCCAGAAGGAGTCCCGCACTGGGTCAGCGAAATAGTGGAGAACGTAAACAACCAACTACCCGATGACTGCCCGATGAATGTCAGGCTTGCTCGGGTCGGTCTAGCAGTAGCGCAGGGGGAACGATGAACGAAGCCGTCAAGAAATTTCTTGAAGAAGGAGGCCAGATCACTCAAATTCCGTTTGGCGTACCGCGCGACATGCAAGTTTGTATGAACTGCAAAGGGTTGTTTGAGACTAAGGATCTGACCAAGGGGATAACAAGAAGATGCCAGAAGTGCCACCGAAGGCATACGAGCTACAAGGAGCGCCGGTAGACATGTTTATGCGAGCCATTGTGTGCCAAGAAAAACTGCGGGAGCGTTACATATCTGAGGTTCTGGCTTCGGTGATAGCGCCGTTCAGCGAGGAAACCAAGCGGCAGATTTACGAATGGCAGAGAGAGGGAATGAGCACTAGGTGGATGGCAGACCAGCTAGGTGTCACAAGACACAAAGTGATGCTACTAACCAAGCGGACTTCTTGGCCCTCTCCCTCTAACCTTTCTTAATGTTCCACGTGGAACTATTCGTCTTCCTCGGATGGTTCCATCTCTTCTTTGATCTGTTGAGCGTGAAACCGAATATTCTGCTCGGCTTCTTGCTGGGCCAGTATCAACCTCACGACCTCCGCTCGTAGCTCCATGATCCTGTTTGCTCGGATCTTAGAATCTCCGCTTAGCTCTTCTTCCGTGTATTCAACACCATCAATTGTGATCATTCGATTCTCCTAGTTTTTAATCAACACACACTCCACGAAGACAGCAACTTCATTGTCACTGCTGCTGGACTTCGCTTGGAACTCAAAGTCAGTCTTCTCCGCGATTTTGAACGGCACCTGACGGTCATAGCTTACCTGACTTGTGGCAAATGTCGCCTCCGCAACGTGTAGCACTCTCCCCGTGTGGCTGGATAGCTTATTCCTGACCGTTAGATACTTGTTCGGGTTAGCTGTCGCACTGTTGAAGTCGATGCGGAAGATGTAGAGCGAATACCCTGCTGGCACCGTGTAGATGCAAGCCTGCGTGGTTCCCAGGTTGGTGCCGATGAAAGCGTAAGTGGTGTCGCCGTTACTGATAGAGATATCACCTGCGTTCTGCCCACTGAGGATGATAGCCGAGTTGATGCGTAGAAAACTGGCAGAGGTTGTAACTGCTACCGTCCCAGTCAGTGTCACTGTTTCGCTGATCTCGTTGTAGCTAGAATCAAGACCACTCACCAGAACGTCCATGGTGTCGCTAGCGCTCGTTGAAACCAGATCCATGGCAACAGCAGAGGATGGGAATACATACGCTGCACCGTCGTTCCAGAGCGTCTCAAACGACGTTCCTACAAGGGTGTTGAAGCCAAAGATGTTAACGGCTCGCTGATCCCACATCTTGCCTTGTGCAACGTCGAATAAATAATGGGGGGTGGGTCTTTGCTGATGGTATTGGTACATGGGTGCCTCAAATTGTGTAAGCCAGCCAGACGGCTAGCACTATCCCGACGATCATAGTTAGGACGTGGCCCACCAGATCACCAGTGCAATGGCGACGGGGACTAATCCAAGGGCGATAGCCAGAACTATCAGAACCTCGATCATCTGCTTTTTGCGCTTCTTGGCAGCTAATTCTTGCCGCTTGAGTTCTTCCTGCCGCGCCTTTCTGGCTTCGGCCATCTTCCTTTGCATGTCGTTCCACAAATCCAGTCGATTTGTAGCAAGGAACACGTTGTAGATATTTTCCTTGGACTGGCGAACCATCTCCTCGGCCATGACCGCTTTTGCAGCCTCGGCCTCGTTCATGCTTCTGGTTTGGTTCTTGGCTCGCTGTAGATCGAATTCTGCCGCGCCCATACGACCGATGAAAACGCCTAGAGACTCGATATTGTTAGCCGCTCCCGCAGCCATTTCTAAGGCTTTGCAGGCAGTCGTTACCGCTGCAACAGCCTCAATAATCACTGGAGATTGCTTACAACGACAGTGACCACACCAGTCACGGCAGATGCCACGACAAGCCACGCCAGCTTCTCCCAGCGGAGAGCGTGAGCATCAGTAGCCTTGCGCAATTCTCGCAGTTCCACTAAAGCCTCACCCCACCTTTGGGCGCATTCCTGCTCGTGCTTGGCTATCTTCTCTAAGGCTTGTTCTGCTCTGTCACTCACCACGGCACACCGTCAGCGGTTGTAGGGTTCTTCTGCTCATTGATGTTGGCAGTCAGCGCAGCTTCAATAGCATCTTGGTCAACGTCAGCCTGTACCCAGCCAATGACATCAGCTTCAGTTAGGTCATCGTAGGCAATGTATCCCTCAGAGGATGGGTCTGGGGTAAACCCACAGGTTCCATAGGATGAGGCACTATAAGTATCCTCCCCCACAGTTTCTTCTTCAGTGACTCGCCAGTGGGCAACGATAACGCCTCCCGCCAAGTCACCCTGTAATTCTCGTTCAAGTGTTGCGATAGTCCATGTAGCCATTACGGTGTGTCCGTCTGTGCAGCGTTGTAGGCCGTTATAGCTTCTGCTGTGTGGAAGGTATTGCACATGGCCTGAACCTCTGTGCTTTCACTTGTCCAATCGTCTACTGGTGATACAATATGACGATGAAAGGATCTGCTGATCTCTGTCCCGTCTCTGCTGATGATAGTAGCTGTACGGACTTGGATAACTTTCCAGCCTCCGCAGTCTACTACTTCAATTTTATCTTCTACTGTTGCTTCTGAAAGTGCCATATTTTATCTCCTTTTATGGACTGTCCGACCCTAGAATCCACTAGGGTTATAAATCTGTGAAGTATGTAAATGAAACGAGCCAATCATAGGAACCGTTGACTAGATTAGATGCGACTGCTGTGAAAGGACCACCCGCTGTAGTATAAAAACCCACAGTGTCACCATTGTCGCCTATATGAGTGCTTATGGCTGCGCCACTAAAAATTTGAGTGCCATCATAAAAAACTAGTCCTGTTCTTGCCGGTGACGTCGGAGTGTTTGAAGATTGGAAAGGCAGAGAAAAACTTATCGACGCGGAAGTGTTTGCAGTTCCTGTCCACTGCACTCTTAGATCACAAGAAACCAAACGTCCGACTTTTGTGTAGTCAGCAACCAATACGCTGTATCCCGTTGCGTTAATGTTAGTTGCGGTAGGAGTCCACGTCCCTTCTTCATAGTCATCCAGCTTATTAGCCGCAGCAGTACCACCAAGGTATGCACCGCCTGACAGGTAGAGGTCTTTCCAACGATGTGTAGATGTACCGTCGTCGTAACCAAGATCCACAGTTCCGTCGGTGTCTGCACCATTTAATCTTGGTAATATACTACTCGCTTGAAAACGGATACCTGAGTGGCCTGCTGGCCCGTTTATATTGAGGTCGCCAGAGCCAGTACCAATACTACCTACGATTGAGCCGTCTTTACGGAACTGCACGATATTGCCATCGGTAGTTTGACGATTAAATGTCGCAGAAACATCTGATGATGTTCCTATAGTAAGTTGAGCGTTATTACCGTCTAAAACGACACCTTCAGGTGAACTAGAACCGCCAACTCCATTTATCGTAGTAGTCCCCACCAAGAGATTACCGCTGTCTAGTCGCATGCGTTCTGTGCCAGCAGTTTCAAAAGCTATGCGGTCTGCTGACTTTAAAAGTAAAGGGTCTGTATCAGACTCAACTGTAGCAGCATTGTTGTCGGTGTATAAAAGAAGGCTTCTTGTATTATCAGAACGTGATGCTTTAATTTTGCCAGCAGAGGCTATGGTTAATGCTTCACTTGGACTGCTAGTGCCAACACCAACACGGTTGTTAGTTGCATCTACATGCAAGGTATCTGTGTCCACAGTCAACGCTGCTGCTGTCACTGTGCCGGTAAATGTAGGACTAGCCAGCGGAGCCTTGGCATCCAACTGGGTCTGAATTGCTGAAGTCACACCATCAACGTAGTTGAGTTCCGCAGCCGTGGATGTGACCGATACCCCACCCAATGAGAAATTGGTGATGTCAGCAGTGGTGATGGTCAATGAGCCAATCGTGTTGCCGGTGAGCGCAGCGTTTAGGTCTGTATCTGATACGTTGTCAAGATCCGCTCGCGCAAGCTCGAACCCACCCGCCAATGAACCATTGTGGACGTGTAGAGACTCGTTTGTGGTGTTAACAGACACTTCCCCTTCGGCACCCGTGAATGACGTGTGCTCGGACTGTGTCCCTCTCCGCATTTGTAATTGAGTAGCCATCTTATGCCTCTAGTTCTCGTAGTTGTTCCAGTGCCCAAGCAAACTCAGGGTGGTCTGGCGAATAGTGTTTGATATCCATTGTAACAAGGTCGTCAGCTACCTGCTGAAATCGCAGGAAAACGCCGTTTTCGTTTTCGTACCCGTCCACCAGTTCCATCAGGTCACCTTGTAAATCTTATAATTAAGCACCAAGTTACTTGGCGAACCCCAACCAGCAACTCGTCGCCCCATCATATCCACTTGGATGGTGAAAGCCTGAGTCCCTTGAAACTTTGTGAGAGGGAGTAGCGTGGCCACTGGGCCAAGCATTCCCACGCTTTCATAGCCCGACCAAGTGCTCCACGAACCGGTCATCTCAATGTTCACGAGGAACGTGGCATTAGAGCCAGCCCATGCCGTGAAGCCTGCCGGATACACTCCCTCAATAAAGTAAGTCTCCACCACCTCAATGCTGGGGTTATGTCCAAACGTGTAGCTCTTGTCTGGTAGCGTGTAGCTGCCTGTCGCCACAATCAGGTTCCGGCTAAGGACTACGCCGTTAAACTCAGCATCGCCGCTCTTGTTGATACGCCAGCCAGATGTGCCTGAGACGTAGTTGCTGGATTCGATGACGTTGCCGATCTTGGCGTTGGTAACAATACCGTCGGTTATTTGGGCGCTGTTTGTCAGCACGTTGTTGGCGGCCAGCTTACTGCCGGTAATAACACCCGCAACGATGTTAGAAGTCTGGATGAACTCAAACGCACCAATCGCACTCACCACCGCAGATGTAGTGATGGAGCCACTCTGAATCGCGCCAATTACCGCAGAATCAGCGAAGATCTGTGACGTGTTCAGCTCTGTACTGGTCAAACTACCCGCAACCACCTCAGATGCGCTCACAGAGTTAGCTGCAATCTTGCTTGCGGTCACGGAGTCGGTAGCCAGTTTGACAGTCGTTATCGCCCCGCTGGATATCTTATCCGCGACCACGGCTCCGGCCTGAATGGACGCTGTCGAGATTTGCCCCGCCGTGAGGCTCGAGGCTTGCACCTGACCAAATACCTGAGTCGCCAAGTTTACTTGGTCATCAAGGTCTGCTGCTGAGATGGCGGTAGTCCACGCCGTCCCAGAGTAGCGGTAGAGTTTAGAATCGGTGGTAAGCATCACCACTCGACCCGTTGTGAGTCCCGTTGTGGGCAGTGTCCCCACCCTCTCTACTGGCCTCAGGTCATCACTGAAGATGTTTTCAGGCAGTGTCCCTGTGAGGTCGTTGGTGTTAACCAGTGCCGTGAACTCAGGAACAGAAGAGTCGTAGCGGTAGAGTTTGGGTGGAGAGTCCCCAGTATTGAACACGAAGACCGGCCCTGTGTACGCCGTGGGAGAGGGCAGGCTAGTCACAACAGATACAGGCTCAATGCCGGAAGCAAACGAAGCCGCAGTGATGGAACCGGGGTCTACGCTAGAGGCCGTGAATATCTGATCAGACCACGCTGTACCCGTCCAGACATAAAGCTCGTTCTCTGGCAGCAGCAGTTTCACCTGACCCGTATGGTCTCCACTCGCCGGTAGGCTGGTAACAGGCTCAATGCCGAAGGCATCACCTTCCGCGAACTGGTCAAGGACTGACTGGGCCAGATCGTCTAGGGTTATCTTTTCTGTGGTCGCGTTGAATGACGCACTGAATGCTGACGTGTTGCCAGAGCGGTCTACACTTCTGAGCCAATAGTATCTTGTGACCTCGTTGCCCAGACCCGTCACTGTGTGCTGGTCAGACTTTGTTCTGACAATCAAGCTGGCGGTGTTCAGGTTATCAGTCGTGTTCTCGAAGATTTCCACATAGGCCAAATCTGAGTCTGTGGGCAACTCGAAATCCAGTTTAATCTGCTGGATTCTGCCGAAGGCAACAATGCTTCCGGGAACAGCTGGAGCCGTCTGGTCGCCTTGCAAGGTTATAGCCTGGCTGATGAATCCAGAGGTTGTGCCAGTGAAAGTCACCGCTCTCACCCTAAAGGTGAACTCCTCTAGCTCCTTCATGCCAGCAATGACAGTGCTGTTGCCAAAGACGTTGATGCTAGAAAAGTCTGCCCCAGCGCCAGATATTGGCTCGTTAACCCCACCATAGTTAAGCTCTAGGGTGGTGGCGTCAGCAACGGAGCCATAGTTGATTACCGCTGTATAAGCGTCTGAGACTTGCCCGTAGTCAATCTCTCCAGAAGACGTTTGCTTGAACTCAACCTCGTAATAGCTGACATACTCAGCAGAGGCGGGAGGCGTCCACGATACTTGCACCGCCGGTAAAACAGAACCGTCATTGCCTAGTGTTGTGGTCTCTGTGAGAGTCAGACCCGTAGGCGCTCCCTGGGATGGGATGTCGTCCACGATTTCTGAATAGTTGGGGTTATTCGGCCCGACTGTGGCCAAGATATTCGAGGTATCGTTATCTGGGTTTCGGTCTGAGCGAACAAAGGGATCGTCACTTCCGCCGCCATAAGCTAGAGCACGAACCCAATAGTAGCGGGTGTCGCCTACGGCTAGTGGGTCTGTGGCGTTGGATGCGTCGTGAATGAACTGAGTGCCGCGAGTCTCACCAATTACCTGACTATTGGCCCATGAAGAATCCGCAGAGGCGTAGATGGCGATGGTCTGAAAGAGCTTCGGGTTTGCTGGGTTAGTCCAGTTTAGCTCGATGTTCTTGAGTCCTGCCGTAGCACTAAGGTTCTGTGGGTCAGGGACTCCACGGAATGCCTCGGTGATAACGCCAGAAGGTGAGATGGTGCTGTATTCATTCGCAGCAGGGTCGGCGTATGAACCAGCGTCATCCTCTAGCAGAGTGAGGTTAACCACCCCGTCTTGGGTGTCAGAGAACGACCAGCTAGCGCAGCGGAAAACCTTGTTGCTGTAGTTCAGTTCCTCAACAGTAACCGAAACTCTGTCCCCAACATCAATTCGCAGCCCTGTGAGGTTGGCAGGGAATGTCAGCACTTTTTGCTGGTCTGTTATCTGAATTTGTTTGTGCGCGATCCTCTGCGCCATGAACGAACTATTGGTGAACGGTAGCTCTATGTCTTTGGTGAGAACCTCGTCATTATCTCGGATAACTGCCGCTGTAATAGATACTTCTGGAGCTTCGACTGATTTATGGTGCTGGGCGGGGTCAATAAAAATCGGGCGGACTGTATTAAAACGCTGGCCGCGCTCCACCGAAGTCTTAACGCTAATTGGCCCTGCAAGGTCATCTTCCGTGAGGCTTTCAGTGGGCGCTTCATAGATTCCTGCCCTGATAGTGTAAATGCCGTTGGAGTAAACAAGGCTGCCGTTCATGGAAGACAGTAGCTTGTTGATGTTCGCTCTGTGGGTGTCTGTTGCGAACAAAACACCATTCGCAGTGAACCGCTTTTGAGTCCCTGAGTTGGGCACTGTTACCGTGACATCACAAGCATCCGCCGCAGTCTCTACCGCAGCCCAATCAATCTTACTAACAGGGATAGACAAACCAAACTTGGTATCAGTCAGGTAATTAGCCACACAGAGAGCGGGATTGTCAGACCATTGCTGATAGGTTGCATTAGTAGGATTGGCCCCCGCACTTGTATCTAGGCGAGGGTCATAAATGTCTTTCTTGCCTTTTACCAAGGCTTTGATGTTCTGAGGCTTCTTCCTGTCCCACAGTTGCTGGGATGAGTCGGTCAGCGTCCACTTAGTTGAGATCGTGGCAATGCCACGAGTCCTGTGTGCTGTGCTCCAGTTTACACCAACAAAGGTCTGGAGAAGGGTGTCATAGGTCTGGTCACTTGCGCCTAGCCGTCGATTAATCTGGGTTATGGTGACTAATGGGTCATCAGATGTTGGGCCGTAGGTTCCGGCGGTTACGTTGGTGCCGCTAATCTGCGCGTCTGTTATAACCTCTAGGTCAAAGTGAACGTCTGTGATGTCCTCCACTTCATGCCCAGTGAGAGCGATTGCGTGATACAGGTCTTTATTGCCAGTCCCACCCAAACCAACGAAGAAGATTGGCCCAGATACCAGAGCTTCGCCATAGACCATCTTCTGGGTCTCAATTGTGCCTTTGACTGTCTGCTGTCTGGTCTTGTCGTTATCTGCTTGCGGTATTGATAGATCAGGAACTAACCCGCGCAAGGCAACAGTGCCGCCAACAACCGCGACAGCACCAATCGCCAAAGCAATGCCGCCGGTAGCAACGCCGAGCGTAACCGCTGTCCCAACAGCCGTTAAAGCCGTCCCTATAAATGCTATAATTGGTGCTGGTGGCATTCTAGAGGCTCCATCCTGCAATCAAGTATCTGTCTGGAATCCGCGCCATGCCTTTCTCCGTTAAACAAACCACCTTGTCTGATAGCTTGATTCCACAAATTTGACCAACTACCGGCACGTCAACAATGCAAGGGTCGCCGTCTTTTATGTCAGAACTGACATCACCTAAGATGCTGCCAATAAAATCGACTAACTCGCCCTCTCTTCCGACTAAAACTTCAGCCTGCGCCTCTGACTCATACTTGAACTGCTCAGAGTAATCCTTGCCGGTTAGCTCTTTGACAATGAAAGCCGCAAATTGGCAGCAGTCGGCATCGCCATAGCTAAACTCTCGGCGCTTCCACTTGTTCAATGCGTTGTGAACTCTCATCAAAATCTGAAGGTTTCGCTGAAATCGCTAGGATCGATGGTTCCGTCAAACGGCGTGAAGGTGCCAGGTCTAGGCGTTCCAATGATCGCGTTAGATGCGGCATCTCCCCACCTCAGCTTAGCCCCGTCGATGTCAGCCATTAGGTCAAAGCCTAAATCGCCAGAAAAGTCATTTTGTAATTGAGCGCTGGTATATTTCAGATTGGATGCTTTGTTGAATCTAGCAAGCTCTGATTCAGCAGTCAGCGAGATGACATCCCCGCTCTCGGCTCCCACCGATACAGTCATCTGATCCATTGCCCCCTCCCACACCACTGTGGGGTCAGCAATCAATTCATCACTGGTATCTAAAACGCCAAGGTAAACCGTTACAGGCTGAAGGTAGTAGTCCTCAGTCAAAGCGGCAGCAGATACGTCTGGGTCTAACCCAGAGAGGGAGAGAGTGATTTTGTAAGGGCTGACATCAGCGCCTTCTTCAATCGTGCTAATTTCTCCCAGATCACCAGTGCCTAACCAGTCCTGACCGCCCCAAGTATAGGTGCCGATTGAGTTATGCACATACAAAGTACCGCTGGGAAACTCCAACTTGGCAAACGTAACCAGCACAACGTGCTGCGCAGATAATGCCGTGAGTACCGCAGATGGAAAGCCTCTACTCATGCCAGAACATCCTCCACCGCCTCGATGTTGAACGTGGAGGTTATGTCAACCTGTGTATCCCATGACGCTGGGCCTGCCAGCATAAACACCCCTTTCACTGGCGATGTATAGGTAACAACCGTGTCATCAGGGGGAGTCTTACGGATTGGCGGAGCGATGCTTAACGTGACATTGCCAGAAGCATCCGAGTCGGCCTGTGCAACCACCATGTGAAGCTCGTTGTTAAAGGAGATGTAGTCCCCCGGCTTCAGGTATCCAGCGACGTTAGCTGTCGCGCCATCACAGACCAGACTGGTACCCGATTGGCTACCACCGTTGACCACTAGGTTTCCACCACCCGCACCCCTGCGAGTAAAGGAATGATCGTGCAAGGTGAACCGATGCTCTTGGCCGTTTAGCTTAACCAGAAACGCCTGCATCTCCTGCCGGTCATCACCTGAGAGGTTTCTAAACTGCAAACTGGCTCGCCAAAGCGAACCCTTGCGAGATGTAGTCTGGACAGCATTAGTCAGGGGAGACTGGAACGTGCGAGTGTTAGAAACAAGCTCAAACGTGTTGGTCGTTGGGGTGATACTTGGGAAGGTGAAAGTAGTCATTAGGCAAATCTACCCCTTCTCATGAGATCTTGGATGGTCATTATAGTCTGTTGACTGGTCTGGGCCATAGCGCTTTTAATTCTTTGGTCTACGTCAGCGCCTGAACCTCTAGCGTCCACGTTGTTCACAACAGTCACGCCCCCGCCCATGTTCTTGTTTGGAACTATTGAGCCAGACTGGTTGGGCACGAACATCTCAGGCCCACGCTCTCCAACCATGTACGGCTGACCAGATTGAACAGGGCCGCCGATGGCCTTGCCCGTCAAGCCTTTGGCAAAAGATAAAAAACCGCCAGTAATCTTGTCGATGATAAACATTTGAATCATCTGCGCGATCATTTCTAACGCCATCTTCTTAAATGCTTCTTTCAGTGAGGTGGTGCCTTTAACGACCCCCATCAACCCGTCAGACATGTTCTTCATGGTCTTGCCTGCTAAATCATCCAACTGTTGTTGAACGGTTGGCAGGTTGTTTTGTAGCTTCTCGAAACTTTCATTCAAGCGGTCAGCTATGGTTGGCGCTCCAGCATCCCCAGCGCCCAAGCCAGTCGCCGCTTCTTTAATTCCAGCTATCGACTCAGCCGCTTCGCGGTTGGCGACGATGAATGCTTCCATGCTAGCGGCTAGCTCCAAGCCAGGATTGCTTGCTTTCAGAACATCCAACTCTGTATTCAAAGCGGCGATATCTTGAGGCAGATTCCCCATAATTTGAGCCGCACTCTCAGATATGAGAGGCATCCCAAGAAAAGCGGCGATCCTGTTGTATATGTCGATGAACGCCTGCAAGGGTGGAATCAATTTGCTACCAATGGCGTTTGCCATCTCCATCACGGCTAACTGAGATGACTTAAACACAATTTCAACAGCGTGCATGATTTGACGCACTGTTCCGAACGCTTTGACCACTGCTCCAGCGACTCTTTGCCCAATATTACCGAACCCAGCAGAGTCCAAGGCAGCCTGCCTAAAAGCATCAGCAACGAAGGTTATAATAGGCGAGAACGCCACCCCCAGCTGATTAGTCAAGCCCTCAAAGACGCCCTTCAATCGGGTTATCGCGTCGTTTGCGGCTTCCATCTGCGCGGTGTCTGTACGGGATAGCGTGAGACCCAGATGCTCGGCTTCTGATGTCATAGCCTTGAGAGCGTCAGCCCCACCCCCCAGAGTGTTGACTAAGGCCACACCCTCAGAGTCAAACAGTTTCATGGCGAGACGCACTTTGTCTGACTGGCTTTCCACGCCAGCCATAGCGTCAGCTACCACGTTCATCTGTTCATCGAGGGGGAGGCGAACAATAGACTCTGCGTCGATGCCAAGCTCACGCAGTGCGCCCTTAGCCTCTCCAGTGCCCTTAGCGGCCTCCGCAGCGCGTCTAGTGAAGCGTTGCATTGCCATGTCCATCGTGCCCGTAGAGACGCCTGTAAGCTCTGCTGCGTGACGCAAACCAGCCAAAGCCTCAGTGGTTACGCCTAACTTATCAGCAGTCTTTGCCAACTCATCGCCAGCGTTGATAGATGACTGAATCAAAGCACCGAAACCGCCAGCACCGACAGCGCCGACAATTGCGGTCTTCATATTCAAGACCGAGCCAGCAAGTGATCTCAACCCTTTGGCAGCAGATCCAAAACCTTTCTTGGTCTTGTCTAGCGCTCTGATCGTGATGTTGACTTGCTGGTTAGCCATCTTCTTGCCTCTCACTCATTATCTTGAAGTACGCCACCCATTCATTGAACTCAGAGAGGGGCATCTGCTCGGCTTCGCCGATTGTCATATGTAGCCGATCCGCCAAGGCTATGAGGTTCAACCTCAACGAATCGGCAATCAGTTTTTTTCCTGATCCTCTATGGATTCGATTTCTGCGAACATCTGTTCAGCAATGCTAGAGATGACGCCTGTTTCCTCGCCCATCAGGTCGGTCTTGTCCTCGGCAGCGGTGAATAACCTGTTGCCTTCTTCGTCGCTGGCTTTCATAACGATCAGGTCGATCATTGCCGCCATCGTCGTGTTTTCCATGAACTTAGGATGCTTCTTTTGAAGCTGGTTGATGTCGTAGCAAGTTATCGGGAAGCAATACATGGCAAAGGGCTGTCCATCTGGATCAGCCCATGCCGCAACCTCGATTTTTCGAGCATTCACTTGTCTTCTATTTCGTAAATCTTTAGCTAAACCCATTTGGGATTCCTTTATGCAGTGGCTTCAGTGACCGCTCCAGAGACTTGTAGCTCGAAGCTGCCTTCAACCATACCATCAAAGGATGCTGTGATTTCCTTGCTAGTTAATACGCCACCGCCGCTGTAATACTTCTCGCCAGTGCCGGTTCCTGTTGGGTACAGTTCCCAATCAAGGTCTGCTCCAGAATCCATTACTAGCTGGACAGCGTCAGCATCGTCCCAGTAAACGTCCATTGATAGAGTCGCAGAAGTCAAAGAAGAAACGTAGGTGCGAGCGGTATCGCCCATAACGCTGTCTTCGATTGTGTCTGCTGATTCTGAGAGCGTGAAGCTACGGACTTCACCCATAGCAGCGACACTGCCGCCACTTACCGCCAATTTGACTACGCCGCTTGAGCCTTTAGTCGTTGCCATGATTAAACCCCTTTAGGTTGTTCCACGAGTGTACTGGTACTCAATGCGTACCGTTAAAATCACCCCACCGATGGGGGTAATGCTGCCGTCGTCGGTTTCTACGCTGACAATCTGTGTGTCGATTGCATAGCCCCCACGCGATCTGTCTTCGTCCAGCTTTTCTTCTATAGCCTCGACGATGTTATTCCTTGCTTCGTCCAAACCTGTCCCTTTTACATAGCAGACAAGTTGGTAATCAATCGTGCCGAACCGTTGAGTCATGCTCCCACCCACGGTTCCATCTTCCCTGTTTTCGTTTGTGGTTCTGACTAGCACCGCTGGGTATTGCGCGTTGCTTAACTTGTCAAAATCAAACGGCTCGCGGGTCACGAACTTGATGTCTGTTGGCGTGGTCACTGCCTGCAGCGAAGTCACCAGATTTCCTGCAATGCTCTCTCTCACGCTCATAGCTTTAACTGCTTCCTGAATACGTCAGCCAGACGCTTCTCTTCTTTGTCGTTAAACCCAAAGAACGGTCTGCTTTGGTTGTTAAACGCTGCTTTCTTGGCTTGTGTCGCGTTGTCGAAGTACAGCATGGCTTCGTTAGAGCTTGTTACTTTGGCCTGCATAGACCGCAACATGTCGCCTTCGTTCTCAAGGTCTACTGGGGTCGTTGGATAGCCAGCAGCCTCAAGCCATGTCTTATATTTTTCTGGGTATTCTGCAAACTTGCCGTTGATTCCCATGCCCCTGCTAGTGCGCTCGTCAATGATCTCTTTGCCCTTTAATGCCACCGCCGCTATACCCTTGGTCACACCACGCTTAACATCACGCCGCTGCGCTCTTGTTATCTTGGTGAAGTCTTCAGGAAAGGTTTTGACATCGATCTTTAGGCTCATCGCGTCAGTCGTCCATAAGCTACGATACCCTTCTCATCATCTTCAATGGTGCCGCTTGCGTCGTCGTCGTACTCAACACCGTCAGCAAACACCGCCACCAGTTCTTCTTGGTAGCGCTGTTGGTAAAAGTTAATCATGTTGAGAAAGCGGTCATCTTGAACCCAGTTGGTTAGCTGGGGGAGGGCGAACTTCCATAGGACTAGATAGGCATTGCAGCGTGTCCACTGGGAATCGGTCAGATAGGCGGGGTTCATTTCCCCTGGGATCTGCTTCTTGTACCACCACTCGTTTCGGATGGTACGGGTTAAATCTGTCTGCGCTTTCGCATGTTCAGTCGCAAAGGATGTGATGCCGAAGTCCAAGATGTCAGGGACAAGGGCTACCAGATCGGAGTCTTGAGAAAATGCCATTACCACTTCACCTTGTCAGCCCAGTATGCGGCTGATGCTGTTTTGTCTTTGCGCCCTGCTGCTATCTGCTTGGCGAACCTAGCCTTGAACGATCTACGCTTGGCTTTGTCTGCCTCACTCTCACCCTTGCGAGGGGGCTTATTCTCTGCGCCTTGTAGCCCAAAGCGGATCAGACGAACCTTGTCGCCTTCCTTTGCCAATACTGCGTGGCTTTTCTCTGGGTGCTTAGGTGTGCGCTTGGGTTTGTTGTAACCCTCGAACCGCTCGCCTCGGTAAGTTATAGCCAATAGAACCTCCAAAAAAGGGACGGCCCCACCCCAAAGGAGAGATAGGGGCAGGGCCATCCAAACGCTCTAGATGCTAGCGTCGAACAACATCTCGCAGCCGTAGGTGTCATCAAGCTCGCCCACACCATAAATGGCGGTAGCGTTAAGCTCGAAGGCCCGTAGGGATGCGTCGCGTTGCGCTTCGATCTGGAAGTCGCGCTTCATAGCGATAGCCAAGGCTTCGCGTGAGAAGACAGCGCCTTTCGCGTCACCAGAACCGTCCACAGTCACATTGGATGACTCGTAGATGTCGATTCCAGCGATGGTTCCAACGTAAGCGTTAACCATAGCCGTGTTCTGCGCGTCACCACCATTTGGGTTAGCGAACGTATTGGTTAGGTTGGCTTTCAGTTGGTACGCTTGGAAAGGGTTAACAACCGCGAAGATGTCGCCTTGTGCCTTGTTGTTACGCAAGGTAGCAGCAGCCTTGAACAGATCAGCAACAGTGATCTCTTGAGCGGCAGCGCCGAAGGAAGTGCTGAACCCATCGAACAAAGCGATCAGGTCTGCGTCCATCTTGGTGGCGATAGCGTTACCCAGTACCGTGCCCAACTCTTCAGCAGGGTTGCCAGCACCCATGGCAGCCAGATCAGTCAATACTACCTGTGCGCCAACTTCACCAACGGTAATGTCAACAGAGGAGGTAGAAACAGTCGTACTGGTCAGGTCGGTGCCTTCGGTTAGGTCAGCGGCAGTGATTGCAGGGTACTTTGGCACCTGAATCGTCTTGCCGGCTTCGTCGCCGATGTTGTACTGCGTCACCAATCCCATCATCAGGGATTCTTCTTCAGCGGTGAATCGTGCCTGAGCGATGATATTCGCAAACAGGTCGTCAAGGGTTGTGCTTGTTGTAGCAGCCATATTAGTAGTCCTATATCAAAAAAAGTGGTTTATTTGGTTTTCTTCTTGAAAGCTCGGAAGGCTTCTCGCCCACCATCTTCCCAGTTGTCTACCATGTCAGCCACAGATATAGGCTTCTGCGTGGAGCCACCAGCCATTCCCTGAGTGCCAGCGCCACCTTGGGAGGCTCTGACAAAATGCGGGTTAGCCGTAAGAAAGTCACCCACCAACTCATCAACAGAGAGGGGGTCGGCTTTGTCGTTGTATCTCACTGCGCCGTTATCGTCTAAGACTTCAACCGAACCATCGTCGGAGAGTTTTACACGATTCCGCAGCAACTGCGATACCTGTTGAGAGTCTACAGCGTTGTGCTTGCTAGCTGCCGTCAGTAACGCACCGTCTATCTTGGTGGTTTCTAACGCGGCTCGCATAGCGGCAAGCTCCAGATCCTTCTTTTCGACAGTCTGCTTCAGTACCTGCTCGAACTCGCCTTTTTCCTTTTGGCGTTCAATCTGCGCCTGTTCACGCTCAAGCATGAGTTGGCGAGCTTCCTCGATGTCGATACCTTCTAGCTTCTTGTCTAGCTTACGCCTCTCCCTCTGGATTCGATCAGCAACAATGCGATCAAGCTCCTCTTGGGTAAACGTCTTGCTTTCCTGAACTTCCGTATCCTGCACTGGTTCAGTTTCAGTGCTTTCAACCATGACTTCTTCGCTCATGTACGAACCTCTTTCGAGTGGGGGCATTATACCAGCTTCACAGGGATGTCAATAGCTGGCGGTTATCTTTTAGTCGTTCGCTTCCGCTTGTTCATCGGCTTTTTTTTCTTCTTCGTCTTGCTGTGTCCGTAATGGCTCGGCATCTTTTTTCTTCCTAGTCTTCTTGGGGAGGGGGAGCAGCACGTTCACGATTCCATAGAGGTCTTCAAACTCCAGCTTCTCCTCCTCTGGTGCCGCCGCTGCTAACGGCTCCAACAGTTCGCGGATAGCTGGTGGGATTGGCCGTCTAGCAACCAGATTCTTGGCGCGGTCTAATTCTTTGCTCATGGTTATTGCTCCATTTCTTCTAGGGTCAACTCTCGCGCTATCAGTTCCAATCCTTCAAGTACCATCTGAAACTCCAACCGCTCCTCATCTGGGGCTTCATCCATTAGCTCACCGATTCGGTCTTCTGCATCATCTGGCAATGGCTCGGTCGCTAATATCTTCAGCGCCCGATCTAACTCTTTGCTCATATATCACCCATTATCCTTTCGATCTGTTCTATTGGTGTCTGGTCTTTTATCAAATCAATGAGACGCTCTATCCGTGGGTCTATTAGGTCTTTTCTGTCAACCTCATAGAGTGCGAAAGATTCCGCAAACCACTCCTTCGAGTTGGTGTCCGAATACTTGCTAGGCGCAACTCTAGTCACCCCTCTCTGCCTCCATAGCTTGTCTAAAATCCCCTCGACTCTTGGCTTGTGTAAATCTGTAAACGTCGAGACGGCATATTGTTGGTGGATGTGGTGTGCCATTTCATGGGCGACCGTGTTACGGATTCTGTCTATCGAGGTTTCTAGGTAATAAAAAGCGTTGTATGGCCTATCCGCTAGATCATCTCCCACGCGCCAAGTGGAAGCCTCGTTGGTGGTTTGCGTTGGCACACTGAGCTTTTGTATCTTCTTGTTTAAGCGATTAGTCGCATCAATCTTTTTGTTAAACGCAACCGCTGATGCTCGATACTCGGCTGTCAATTCGGTCGCCCCGTCACGGACTCTCTGCCTTAAACCTGCCAAAGCCTCTCTATCGACCACAAGCTCTGTCTTCAGAGACTCCAGCCTTTCCTTGTCGCTTGCTAGTTTCTTGGCTGCGCTATCGCTAATACCAACAGATTGCAGTGCGGTCTTGTTGATGTAGTCAGTATTGACGGACAGCATTCCGTCACCCATAGACATCAGCGCCCCTCTGCCACCCGTTGACCGAACACCCCTCAGTTTTGCTAACTTGTATTTAGCAGCGATCTGGTTGCCTAGTCCGTAAAGGTCTTGTAGCAACGATGCGCCGTCATCTGACATAGCCGCTGGAATTGCAGCTTTCCCAAAAGATGCTCTTGCCTTTTCTAAAACATTCCGGCGAACACCTGATGGCGAGAATCTGACGGCTGCTCTGCCATCCTCCATTTTTATGTACCGAGAATCTGCTGCTGCTTCCTCAGCTTGACGCTCTATCTCTTTTTTGACAGCAGACTTCTTCCTGATCGGAATGGCTCGCTCTGTCGGTATCTCTTCTGGCGGCTCTTCTGGGTCATCCCCAGTGCCTGCTGGCTCGACTATCGGTAACCATTGGTGGCGGCAGTTGTAGCCACCCCTCACAATGAAAGGGTTTCCAGCAGCTTTACCTGCCCAACTCCCCTCCCATATCTTCTTGATCTCTTCGGTGGTGTATTCCTTGCCGACGTGCTTCTTGCAGAACTCGCGGCTGTCACGTATCACATCGCCGTAGTATTCAAACGTGTCTATGCCCTGCTCGTTGGCAGTGGTTACTGTTAGGGTCGCCGAGTATTGATTGAGCGAATCCGTTGCATAACCTGTCGCATAACGCCGCAAGTTATTGCCCAGGCGGTCAGAAGCATAAACTCTATGGAGTCGATCAACCGCTGCCTGTTGCGCGGCTCCAGTCGAGTTTTGAGCCACCTCAACCAATTGGCGAATTTCTTCTTGATCGCTTGCTTGATAGATTCCATTGATCTGCCCCCTCACCTCTTGGATGAATTCGTCCTTGTTTCTACCTATCAAAGCCGACTGATAGACGCCATTAGCCAGCGTATCTAGCTGCTGATTGGCTAACGCCTCGAACCCTTGGAAAGATAGCCTTTGTAGCCCCGCTATGGCCTCTGGAGCGACTCTTGTGAACGTCCCGTAGGTATTTAGCATTCCCAGTTGCTCGGCTGCCACGGCCCTGTAGTCGCCCAGCATGTCTTGGACTTCTGCAAGATAGTCTTCTTCAAGAATCCGCCGCATCTCTGTCCGAGCATTGACCGCCCACTCAACGTCAAACATCGCCCCATCGGTAGACGGAGCGGTTTGTAAGTAGTTCGCTAGATCGTTCTCTGTGGTCTGCAAGAACCCAGTGATCCGCTGTTGATGCGAATCAGCCAACCTCTCTAAAAACTCCGAATAGTCGTCGGCTGCTGCCATTACTGACTAGGCTCCTGACCGACTGGGGCGAACAATTCATCGCCACCATCTACCGGCTCCAGACCAATCTTCTCGCGCACTTCGTTGGGGCTAACCGCTCCACTGTCGATGTGGTACGAGTAAATCTGCGTCTTCTCGTTAAAGTCGCCCAATGCTTGCGTGGCTTGCTCAATCTCGACGTGAGACTTGGCCAGCTTGTCATCATCCAGCACAAGGTCTGCAATCTGCTTGTCTATCTCTTGCATCAACGTCACGGAGCGCACACCGCTGGATCTCATCTGCTGCAAGAACATCAGTTCCTTATCGTAGTCGCGGATGTCGAAGGAATCAGGATAGAACACCTCCACGTCTGGCGTTACGTCCAACCAGTTGCAGAAGTACGTCCACAAGTGTTCCTCGGCTAACTCCAGCAGGTCGGCTTTCTCTGACAGCTTAGCGTTGAGCATTTGGAACTCGGTCTGCATGGCAATGCCTGACATCGTCTTGGCATCGGTTCCGCGTACAGCGCCCATCTGGGCCATGCGGTTGATTGATTCCACCTTGTCTTTGATGGACTCCCTGATGCTGCCGATGTTTTGACCAGAAGGTTGCAACAGGAATGGAGCCATCGTATCTGCCGCGTCATCTGGCACGTTGATAACAGAACCTGCTCCCGCGCTCGCATCTGTGTCGTAGGTCTTAACCAGGGAGGGGTGGTTGCTAATCCTAATTAGCTGCTCAATCTCTGAAAGCTCGCTGTAGATAGCTTTCTGCATGTAGGCGATGTCTGACAGGTCACTCACCCCCACACCACGGGTCACACTGCGCTGAGCCGGTAGATAGACCGCTGGAATCTTGCCTAGTGGGTTGTCTATCTCGCTAACCATCTGCTCCTTGTCGCCGTCAGACTTCCATTGCTGGATCGTGTCTTTGCGCCAGATACGGTAGTAACTAACCTTCGTTGTGGCGTTCTCACGGTCTACCGCTTCCCTTAGCTTCAGGTATGTGAGTTCAAAGCGTCCAGAGGGCGTGCGCTCCCACTTCCAGTCGAAGACGTTTTCAGGCGTGAATAGGGACAGATAGGGCCGTATGTCTTGGTCTAGCTCCTCCGCTCTCGTCTGCGCGTTGGACTCTGGCTTGTCCACAAGAATCC